GAACGTATTTGTTTTTTAGAGGAGCATTGTTTAAGCCTAAGTAGCTTGTGCCTACTCTGCTTAAATTTAAAAACATACATAGGTAAGCATTAAGCTGACCTTGATCTAACTTTTTAAATTGATCTAACACTAACATAGGATCCATTTGCTGGCTTCTGCTAGTGTAAACTACTGCACTCGCCAATGCCATTGCTGACTCTTTGTTGTCTGTTACTTTTTCAAAGTAACTAACGATTGCATCATCTTGGTTGGGTGCAACTGTAATAGTCTGCTTAAAAAAATTATTAAAAAATTTATCGGTGTCTGATGTAGTGTTTAAATCTACAGATGTTAAGTTAGTTGGGTTACTCATATTACCACCATTCGTCGCTTCCTGGGCTTGTTGTGTCGCTTGATGTGTCCACTGGAGTAGACTGGTCGCTTGATAAGTCAACCCCGAAGTCATTGTAGTTGCTCATGTTTACAGACGACTCCTCGGAGTACACAGGAACAACCGGGTCTTGTGCTGGTGTAGGGTCAACTACTTGGCTACTGCTAACTACATTACCATCTGCATCAATGGTTAACTGTGTACCGTCATCAAATGTTTGAATACTAGAGCCATCATCAAATGTTTGTACACCGTTTGGATTAGTACCCGGAAACTGTGGATCATAGTTGCCCGGAGTTGCTGACGACTGGTCAATGCTTTCGCCATTGCTACTGATTGCCCCAGTTGGAACCATTGATCGTGTTGCCGCCGCTGTGTCTTTGCCAGAATATTTAACTGGGCTGTTGGCGCCGCTTGGGGCAAACAATCCAGCAAGCAAGGCATTGCCGTATTGACCTGCTGTGCCAGCTAAGCCAGACATACCGCCAGCTAAATTACTAATAGTTGGAATATTAACTTGTCCCAGTGGATTCTGGCCGCGTAATATTCCCATACCAATTGCAGATAATTCTGCACCTGCTACTGCTTTAAGGTCCATGTTCTTGGCATTTTGTATGCCGCGTATACCCTTGAGAGCGGCAGATAAAAAGTTGCCATCTGCTAAGTCGTTTGTTACTTCGTCAATGCTGTTTAGTAAACCGCCCGGACCAAGGATACTGTTTGTGCCACCACCTGCAGGAGTCAACGGACTTGGCGTGTGGTCATAGTGTAAGTCAGCGAAACCGCTAACTGTATTTTTACTTACATATCCAAATGCGTACTTTACAGCTTCGTATTGAATAGTCATGCTGTGTTGCATTAATTCGTTGTTACCGTTTTGATGTTCGCCGTGTTGGAAACTGGTGATAACAGGATTTAATAAAGTGTACTCGCTAAATCGTTTTTGATGTAAACTGTAAATGCGAATAGCACGAATGTATTGTTGTGTACCTGGAGCACTTGCTGGGTATTGTCTAGGTTGATAGCCCCATGCTTGTTGCTGGCGCTGATCATATTTGTGTGCCGATGTATAAACTGCCGGTTGGTAGTCACTGTCACGATAGTAGTAACTATAGTAGTCGTACCAGAAGTCACGAATAATGTCTGCACTATCGTCATGGAATGTGATAGTCAGTGGGTCGTACTTAATTTTATTTTGGACTACGTTTACACGATTGTAAGCGTTGAATGTTTTATTCTCAACTGTAAATTTTGGTAGTGCGGCTGTTTTAACAACCATACCCATTTCAAGCATTGTGTCGCGAGGCACACGAGTAATCTCGCTGTTTAAATCAAATGCAACGTGGAATAAGAATCCGTATTTTGGACTTAGGCGATAGTTGTCATCAATAAAGATGCGTGAGGCATGTTGGTAATCATGTATCTGATCGCCGGTGCTTAGTTGTTTTAAAAACTGATTAATACTTGCCATCGGTTAACTGTCCGTTTAATATATTTATCAGAATAAAAAAGCCCGGTTTTATCCGGGCTTTGTTACTTCAACAAAATTATGTTCGTCTGGATTAACCAGTAATAGTTGAACCAATAGTACGTGCTACTGCTGAACCAACACCTGTTCCAATTGGGCTTTGGATTGCGTTGTCGAAACGAACTGTTAGTGCAATTTGCACAGGATCGTTTGTGCTATAGTTCATATCACCGTAGTCAACTTGACTAATCATGCAACCATAAAGTTCCCAAGTTTCTAGTACGTTTGGTGTGTTAGCACCGTTACCACCGTCTAGAACTTCGTAACGTAAGATAAACTTATAGTCAATACCAGATGCGGCAGAGCTTTGTTCCATAAAGTCAAATTGCTTCTGGATCTGTTCGCCAACTAGCTTAGATACGTTGCCTGCGGCATCGTCACGTAAGTTAATTGTTGTTTCTTGCCATTCTGGCTTACCTTGTAAGTAAACCTTGCTGTTGTAAACATCGATAGTGATAGGGTTAAAGTTAACGCTAGGACGCTTAATATCAACAACTTGCTTAGTTAGTTCTGATTTAGGATTGCTAACGCCAAAATTCTCAAAGCTCGCACGGAAGCGATACTTTAGTTTTGGCATTAAAAGACCTTGTGTGCTAGCTGACTGATCAGTTGCTAAAGGTACTGTAAATTTTGTTAGACTTGCTACGGCCATTTTTTATTTCTCCTGTTACAAGTATTTACCTGTATTTTTGTAGGTTAATGGAGCAGTTGCCTGCCCCATTATATACCTATATTACTTTCCTAGTTTAGCTACATCACCAGGATTCTTCAAGCGAATTGGAATGTAGATAAACTCAACGTCTTTCATTGGCTCGATAGCGATATCAACATACAACTCGTTACGAGCAATACGATCTGGTGTGTTGTTGCTTGTGTCACAAACAACTACGTAATCGTAAATACCACGTTTTGCAACTAAGTCGTTCATTGCGCCTTCGATAATTGCTTTAATTTGGTCACGTGTAATCTTGTCGTTTGGTTCGAACAAGAAGCCGTTACCAACAGTAGCTAGGATTGTACGGATGTAGTTCACTAAACGTGCTACGTTGATACGATCCATTGCACTTGCCATACCGTTGCGAGTCTTCTGACCCCAGTTTACTAAACCTACGCCTGGCAATACTGTGATTGGGTTAATACGTGTTTCATACAAGCTGTCACGTAGACCTTGGTTTACACCAGTCTTAACGAAACCGCCTGTTTGTGCATTTACGTAACCAATGTCGCTAGCATTGTCAATTAAGCCACGACGTACACCAGCTGGTGCAAACCATGGATAAGAAACATTGTCGCTGTGGATGAATGTACGTAGTGCCATGTGGCTTGCTGGAACAGCAACGGTGTTACCCTGTACGTCATTTGTTAAACCTGCTGGATAGAACACACCTAAGTATGGATCAGCAGTTGTTAAGCCATCGCCGTTAGCGTTGCTTGACCAGTTAGCAATATCAACTGTATTTGCAGCCAATGTCATTGGAGTATCACCAATAACGAATGCTGTGTTAGCACGGTCGTTGTTTAGAGCAACCATGTTAGCAATAGCTTCTGGATAACCAGGAGCCGCAATCAAGTTAAACGCAAATTGATCTTCGCGGATTTGACTGTTGCCGTCAATAGCGGCACGGATTGCTTTAACAACCATGTTACGCTGAGCCGCTGTACCCATGTATGGTGCACCGCTGTCTTTTAGACCGCTTACGCTTACCCATGCAGATTTTGTTTCTGGAAGAGACTTGTTAGGGAAGCTGTCTTCGTTGAAATAGTTGCTTACATATTGTTTTACGTTGTAACCACTGCGACGTGTGTTAAACAACAATGTACCACGTGGGTATAAACGATAGTCTGGGCAATCTAAATCTGTGTAGTTGCTTGTTAACAATGCTGTTGTGTCAGGTAATGCGCCTGCAATAACATCAGCTGTGCCATCTAAGTCCCAACGTGCATCAGCAAATACGATACCGTTTTGGCTTACGCGGTCTGTGTTATCAATTGCTACCCATGCACCTGCGGCATTGTAACGATACATTTTTGGATAGTTAACTAAGTCGCTAGTGTCTAACCATAAGTCACCTGCTACCAAGCTGTTAACACCGTTGCTTTGTGTTGTTGGCTTGCTAGCACTAACAATAACACCGTTAGCGTCAGTTGTTGTTAAGTTGTAGCCACGTGCATCGTTGGATACGTTTTTGTAACCTTTCCAACCGTTGTCGTTAATCATAACGTCAACGTCAACTGCACTACCAAAGAACCAATGTGTGCCATCAGCTGGGGCGTGGTATGGAGCATACAAGCTACCTGTGTACAGTCGGTTAGCAAAGTTGCTTAGAATAAAGCTACCATCTGCTTTAACACGAACGCCTGTTGTGCTAGAAGTAAATCCTGCAGATGTTAAAACTGTTTGTCCACCGTATGAATCGTCTTTAGCTAATTCAATGTTACCACCTTCGCTGTGTACGAATGTGATACCGCCTGTGGAGTCTTTTTCTGCACTAACGTAAGGAATGTTTGCACCGTTAACAGATGCAATAAAGTCGTCCTTAGAGCTACCAGAAATTGTAATGCTGTATGTGCTTAGTACTGGAGATCCAACATTAGTTGCATGGATAAAGAACTTGTTGCCAGAAGTAAACACTGGAGCAGAATCGCTAACTGCACCACCAGTTACACGAGTTGCGCCAGAGCGTGTACGCATAATTAAACGTACACCAGCTAGGTCACTGCTGAAT